TCCATAAAAGAACCCATATCGTACTCGTTCCAGTTAAGGGCGTAGCCTTCTACGGTGTTACTCTCCGTTACCGGTATCGTCCGGCTGCGTATTTCCTTCTCCATTTTGTTGGTCTGTGCTGCCCATATGCATGGGCTTGTTGTATATGTCGCCGCCCTCAATAGGTGCCAAGCCCTCAGTGCGGCGTATTTCGTTGGCGCTCATTACGCCTATGTTCCAGTAATTGACGTTACGCTGTACTTCAGTGCTAATGTCGCCACGCATAAGGGCCTTAAGGTCCAGCTGGAACACACGGTTACCACTTAGTAGCTTGTTGGTAAATTCCATTTCGATTACCTCAATCAATGGGCGGATGCAGTCGCTGACAAACTGCGCGTTTTGCGCCTCTATGCTGTTGGCGTAGCCTGCGCCGTCCATGTGGCCAATTTTGTGAGGGGGGACGCTGTAAAGGCGGCAGATTTCTTCAACACTAAACCTCAAGCTTTCGATTAACTGCGACTCTTGAAAGTTCGCGGCTACCGGCTTGTATTCTGCGCCCTCAGTTAGAACAGCGGTCCGCCCCTTGTATTCTTTGTTTAGTTCGTCGAACTGTCGGCCTATTTGCTTAACGCGGTCCGCGTCCCTAATAGTGCCTTGAATTTGTAAGATGCCTTTAGGCATGCCCCCGTTGCCATAAAACCCGCCCATATGAGCAGTTGCGGCCATTGAGGTGCCAATTATTTCCTTTGCGTAAACGATTGGGCTAACTCCGTTAATACCGTCAAAGCTCCAGTACTTTAGGTGTATTAACTGGTTGGGGTTTAGGCGTAGGTTAATACCGTTGCGTAAATGCAGCTGGTAGATTAGCTCGCCGCTGGTAGTGTCAACTGTTACTAGTTCGGTATCGATAAGCTCTAGGCCGGCTAGGTTGTTACCGCTACGTACCGGCAGTACGTAAGCGTTACCGCGCAGCAAAAGCTGCGTTAACATAGCCTTACGGAAATCGTAGCTATTGTACGCCTCGTTTGGTCGCTTGCTTACCAGGTCGTTAATAAGGCCAGGCTGGAATAGTAGCCCTTGCTCAGTTTCGCGGAACAGTTGCCAGGGCAGTGAGGCAATCGTATTGCCAATTAAGTTAACGCAGGCATACAAAGCGCTAACCTTTGGCGCGTTTGTGCTGCTCACGTTCTCGCCCGCTAACGTAGTGTTACCGCCAAAAAGATTGATTAGCCAGGGCTTAGGGCTTATTACTCCACTAACACTACGCTTTATACGGTCATACCATGCCATTACACAAAGTTACACAAAAATTATATCTAATTCCTCATATGTACTCATTCCAGTGCTCGCATTGTGAACATACCCTGCTAACGCCGTAATTAGGGCAGCCGTGCCGTCTATGCGGTCCGGTGCCTTATCCTTTTGGAACGTCCAGTTGTCGTTCTTATCAATATGCAGGCTGGTGTTCGCAATCATCCAGGCGGTAATAGGGTTGCCGTCGTGTGTTATGCCTTTAGTCGTTACCATACGATAAAGTAGCTTCATTGGCTCGTTTACCATGAGCGCCGACTGGCGGACCTCATAACAGAACTGCTTACCGTATTTGCTGCGTAAACGCTCCACGGTTTCTGCTGCGTTCCAGGGGTCAAAGAAAATGCCCTCGACCGGGTGCTTGTCAATTATGCTTTCAATCATTGCTATACGGTGGTCGGTTGTGGTTACCTCACCCTTCACCATGTCCAGCTGGCCATTCTTAATCCAGTTGCGTGCTAGGTTCGGGTACTTCTGCTTTCGCTTAGTCATGGCGTGGTCCGTGATTTGGTAATACTGGACCGTATAAAAGCGTTCGCCATTAAAGTAAACCACCGCATAGGCTGTAAAGTCGTTAACAGCTGCAAGGTCAACCCCTAAAAAGCAGCGCCATTTATCCACGCCTTTAGGTTTGGGACCTTCACACTTTAGCCACTTACCTAATTCAATGTAGGGCTGGGCGCTACCGGCCCACTGGTTAAGGTGGAGCTTACGTAAACTTAGTAGCGTGGGTTCGTCGTGCTTAGCTGTATTGCTTAACTCTTCTAAGTATTGTAACGTAACCGTTATACCCAGGGACGGGTTAGCCTTGGCCCATACCTTCGGGTCGTGCGGGTCCTCTTCGTCCGTAGCTCCGTAAATGATAGTTAGCCAGCTTGGGTCTATGCTTGGCTGCTCCTTTACCCGTTCTGCGTATTCGTGCCATTTGTGGGCAAAGCTGTAAGCGCTGCCTGCCGTGGTAATAGCTACCATTTGGCTAGGGCGTGATGCCATCGACGTGCGTAGTGCTTCCCACAGTTCCGGACCCTTTACCTCATTCCAGCTGTGTATTTCGTCGCATAAGATAAAAGACGGGTTTAGCCCGTGGTTACTGCCCCCGTCGCTGGTAATGGTCTTTAGGTAGCCGGGCTTGCCCTTTAAACGTATTTCCTTACGGTAGGGTTCTAGTACCTTTTGCAGTTCCGGGTTAAGCAAAATCATGTTTCGCACGTAGCCAAACAAAATTCCGGCCTGCTCTCTGGTTGCAGCTGCTAGGACTACCTGGGGGTTAGTGCCCTCCTTAAATCCCTTGAGCATATGGGCTATTGCTAGCATAGCGATAAAAGCGCTTTTACCATTCTTGCGTGGTATTTCTAGCCATACCATACGCTTGCCCTCAGCGTCGCGTATAAGCTTACGCTGCCATTCCATAAGCTTTACTGGTTGCCCGGCTCCGCTGTCCTCAGTTAAAACGCAAAAGCGCTCAATTATAGATTCAGTCCAGGTTAACTGCATCGCCCACAATCTTACGCAGTTTCTCTATTTCGGCGTTTGCCTGCTTTAGTGCTTCCATTGCTGGGTTTTTTCTTAATACTGGTTTGCCCCGGTCGGTTTGTGCTTCCAATATAGCGCCGTGTTTATCTATGCTGGCCTCGCATTCTGCTTTTACCCGCTCCCAGCGTGCTAGTTCCTCAATCATTTGGCTAAAATAGGTTATTTGGGGTGTTTTGGTCCTTACCCTGGTCAAAGGAAAAGGTGACGGTGGAATTTACCGGGTCAACTTTTGAGATAGGACCCCACCCCCTTTCGCCTGCTGTCTTGCGTCCATGACATTGAATACAAAGCACTTGTAGATTGGCCTCATCGTACACAGCGCCACCTTCAGCAATAGGTCTTATGTGGTCTATGTGTAGCTCACGGTCGAATAGTGGTACTGTCTTGCATGCATCGCATATACCACCACGACGCATAAGTATTGCCTGCCTATACTTACGCCACTTAGTGCTTGAATATAGGGGGTTGTTTGCCACTATGCGCTTGGCTTGGCTCTTATGTTTTAAATAATTCGGCATTAACTACTATAACTACTATAACTACTTTTTTACTAAAACACTTCTACACTACTATACCTATGCTATTATATGTTTATATAAAAGTAGTAGTTAGTAGTTAATCCTTAGAAGGGTTGGGCGTTAGGGTTTATAGGTGCTAAGGCCTTGACCATGCGTACGTTATCACCCCCCGTATGTATCATTAGTTTAAGCCCTAAAGCATTAACTACTCCGCGTATCTTGTTACGTGCAAAGGGCCTATTTGACGTTTCTAGGCAGTAGCTAGTATAGCCTCGGTAAAAGTCAGTAAAGGTCATTTCCTGCCCTTCGTACATGCTTAGGGTTTCGTCGTGCCAGCTTTGCAGGCTGTTTATAGCACGCCTAAACTCTTGCAATTCTACTACGTTGCTAGGCACTATGGTAAAGCTTCGGTTAGCCTTTAGCCTTAGTAAGCCGTTGTATGCCCACTGGATGATACCTGGCATTTCCTTAGTTAGCTCCTTAGCTAGGCTCCAGTCCTCACGGCCTACAAAGCTGTTATTAAGGCTTATTACCATTAAACGCCTAAATACTCCATTACTTATGTCGTCAACCATAGGCAGCCCGTTGGTCGCAAATGCAAATTTTGCATAAGGCGTAAAGTCAAAAGGCTTTTTATACTTCGGGTTAGCCGTCAATACTTCGCCCGCAACAGCCTTTTTAAAGCCCGTAGTGCCCGTACTGTCTTTGTAGCTGATTTCCGTAGCTATGTTCAGCCAACTGCCCGCTAATCGCTCTAAATTGCGTTGCTCGTTAAGCTCGTGCCATTCTAAGCGTGTGCAGTATGGGACCATAGCAGCCAGCACCTCTAATAGCACGCTCTTACCATTGCCGCCGTCGCCGTACAATACCAAAGCTTTGTGTAGGTTTAGGCTTCGGTCTAGGCAATAGCCGAACCACTCTTGTATTAACTGCGTCTTTTGGTGTGCGTCCTCGTCCCCTTTAAACACTTGACCGAGAAAATCCAACCATTTGACCGGAAAAGCCAGCTGGTCGAACTCGTAAGGTATGCACTCGGTTACTTTATTCGGGACCTTATACTTTGGGTTCGTAACAAATTTACCGGCCTTTACGTATCCGTTTTTAAACGGTAT